AAATTTCGCCACCAATCATAATGGACGCACAATTTAACACAAAAGTAATGGCTTGATCAATAGTCAATGTAAATCAACTTGTAGATAAAATTACTTTATTTTTACTAAAAGAATCTGGTTTAAATTATAAGGTTAGAGATTTTCATACTTGTGGTAGTGATGAAAGACAATATAATTATCCTGGAATAGATTTAAATATTGGATCATTAATGAAAACTAAATATGGAGAATTTAACGAATATCATACTTCTGCTGATAATTTAGAGTTTGTTACTCAAAAAGGATTAGAAGATTCATTTAATTTTTACGTAAAATGTATTGATTTAATTGATATTAATCATTTTTATAAAAATAATATTTTATGTGAGCCATTTTTAAGTAAATATGGATTATTTAACGATATAGGTGCTTTAAAAGGAATTGAAAATATAGGTGAATATTGTAGAAGAATTTTATATTATTGCGATGGAGATAATGATTTAATAAATATATATAAAATATTACACCTTTGAACATTTAAAACGCCGACTTAATCCAGATATTTTTTAGGTTTTCGTTTTCTTGTTGAAGGTCGTTTTACATATTTTTCATTTCTATCATATGCTCCTTTTATAAGATTTTTATAAATATGTATTGGAATTTCATCTAATACATCTTTTACATTATTAACTAATTCATTATATGTTAATCCCTTTTTCTTTTGTAATCGGGATTTCAATACATTAAAATATCCTTCTATTGCATTTGTATAATGTTGATATGGAACAGCATACAATAAATTATTATCCTTTTTAATTACATCCTTTACAAGTTGATTTCTATGACTACTCGCATTATCTAAAATGATTAATTTATTTTTGTATAAAATTTTATTTATTTATATATATATATATATATGTCTAAAATAACTTACGAAACAGTCATAGTTAATACAGTGGCTAAAGTTGGTTCTGCTAATTTTTTAAATTGTAAATATTCTCAATCAACAAAAATACACCATGATCATAATTTGTTAACACTACAAAATACACTTAATAATAAAAGTAATTGTTTAATAATTGTTGGAATTAGAAATCCAATCGACAGAAATTTATCATATTTATTCCAAACTTATAATAAAAATTTTTTTAATGACCTTCGAACCAAAAAAAATAGCTATAAAGGTGAATTATGTTATATACCAGAAGTTTATGATACAAAATTGAAACGTTATGCGACACCAGAAGTAATCATAGATTTATATTTTAAACAAAAATACCATAATACTTTTAATGAATGGTTCGAAGAATTTTTAGATATAACAAAAATTACTAATTTCGACAAAGATAAGGGTGTAGATTTTTACAAGTTTCCTAATAATAATACTATTATGATTTATACAATGGAAAAACTAACAGCAAATGATAAATATATTAAAGAACAATTAGGAATTGTATCTGACATTAAAAATAAAAATAATTCTGATTATAGAAATTATTCTAAAATATATAAGCAAGTAAAACAAAAAATTGTTTATAAAAAAGAATATTTAGATAATTTATTAAACACAGATATTATGCATTTATTTTATAATGAGAATGATATTAATTTTTTTTATTCAAAATATAAAACATTATAAAGTCGGCGTTTTAAATGTTCAAAGGTGTAAAAGATTATATGAATTTTAAAGAATTAATTAAATTAATAAATATTTTATTAGAAAAAAAAATAGTATATTATAATAAATGACTGAAATAAATAATTTTTGTATAGCTTTAGTGGGTTATATTAAATAACCAAAAATGTTATATAAATATTTAGATTTTTTATATAATAATATTACAAGAAATATTATTTTATCGACTTACAATTTAAATTTTGATTTAAAAGAAATAATTAAATACGTTGATAAATCTAATTTAATTTTAATCCCAGCAAGTCTGCATAATGATATAGATAATGCTGTTTATGACGAAATCAATAAATTTTATTATGATGGTAACTATATACTAAATATTAATAACGTTTGTAAAAGAAATTTAAAAGGATTATACTCTTTATATAAATTTATGTTAAATAATTCTAATAAGTATGAATATATTTTACGGATTAGAATTGATATGATTTTTCAATTTAATAAAGAAATAATATATGAACTTATTAATTTAAGTAAATCTAATAAAATTGTTAGATTATCATTAGCAAAAGGTATGAGTAATAATCATTTTGGAAGAGATAAAAATTTAAATTTTGAAACCATACATTCCTTAAATACTAATACATATATTACTACAAGTCATACAAATGATTATTTGGATTTTTCAAAATATAACATATTTTATGAATTTCTTGACTTAATGTATAAATATATTACTTATTCACCAAATATATGGCAAAATATTGAGAATCATAATACATTAATATACATATATGCTAAAGAAAAATTAACAAATAGTGATTTTATAATAGATAATAAAAATAGAAATGTAATTTATGTATTTGTTGGTTAAAAATTAATAAAGAAACAACCTTTCATTGTATGTATTGTTCGAATGAAATTTTATTTTAAATATAAAATTAATAAAAAAATTTAATTAGAATAAATATTAAATAAAAATTAATGTCTTTTAATAAATGACTTTATTAAATATTATTTTTGAAAATTTATTTAATAAATGTATTAATCAAGAAATTATATTAATTCATTCTGACATAACAAAATTATTGTATGTAAATGAAATTAATTTAAAAGAATTATTTTTAGATTTTTTTAATAAATTAATTAATAATAAAAAAACTATACTAATTCCTTATTTTAATTGGGATTTTTGTAATGAAAAAAAATATAATTATTTAAATTCTAAATCAAAAGTTGGGATACTTTCTAAATGGTGTTATGAATCTAATTTATTTACTCAAACCAATGACCCAATTTATTCATTTTTAGTAGCAGGAAAAAATAAATCTATGTTTCTAAAAAAAAACTATACAAGTGCATTTGGAAAAGACTCTATATTTGATATAATTAATAATAATAATAGTTTAATTTTAATGATTAATAATGAGCACTTTACCATGGTTCATTATTATGAAGAATTATTACAAGTAAAATATAGGTTTATTAAAAATTTTAATGGTAGTGTTATATTTAATAATGAATTAATTAATAATTATGATTATAAAATGAATGTAAGAAATTATGATTTATGTTCAATTCATGATAATTGTTTTAAAAAATATAATAATTTTAGTTCATTCACTACTGAAACTTATGAAAATAATTTTTACATTCATTATATAGATATAAACCAATTCAAAAAAGAAATAAATGAATCATTAAGATATGACTATCTTTTTTATATAAAAAATAAAATAGAAGTCTCACATAAATTATATAGTAAAAATTTAATAAAAACTTTTAAAGATGAAGACCAATATATGTTTTCAGATATATCTGGAGATTATAATCCTTTACATTTTGATAAAAATCTATCAAAAGATTTATTATATCAAGAATGGATATTACATGGAATGAATGGTGTATTAACTGCTTTAAATTTATTAATACAAGATAAAGATTTTAAATTTAAAATATTTATTAAAAAAATAAACATAATTTACTATAAACCTATTTTTATTAATCATCAAATAAATTTTGAATATATTTTTGAAAATAATAAAATTATTATTAAATTATTAGAAAAAAATGAATACATAAGTAATATTACAATAGAATATGAACTTGAAGAAATAAATAACTATAAATTACTGGAATATGAAAATACATTATTTGAAGTAAAAGAACCTAATTTTATTGACACCAATAAATTTGATGAATATAATGAATCTATAAAAATTGAGGCAAATATTAAAAAATTAAAAAAATATTATCCTTTTATTTTACATTATTTTAATTTAGAGCAAATAATTTTATTAATATCTATATCAAAAAATGCTGGAATGAATTATCCAGGTTTAAATTCTATATGTATGAATATTTTTGTTGAATTTAAAAATAAAGAATATAATAATAATATATTTTTTAAATTTTATGATTTTAATCATTCTATTTTAACAATTAATTTAGAATCAGAAAATATAAATGGAAAAATAATTGTAAATACTGATAGAAAAATAAAAGAAAAGAAAAATAATATTTATTTATTATCTTATAAAAATATTGATTTTATTAAAAAAGAATTAGATATATTAGTAAAAAATATTAATTATAAAGTAATTTCTTGTGATTATAATCAAATGGATGAAGATATAATTAACAATCAATCTAATTTATATGTAAATCATCCTGAATATATATTTATTTTTAATAGAATAGAAGACATTTTAAAAATTGATATATATGATATTTATCAAGATAATTATGACAATCTATTTGATAATTATATTTTATTGATTAGAAAATTAAGAGAAAATTGTAAATCAATTATTTATATATTTTCATTTCATCATTCTATAACACCAATTACACAAAATAATACAGATAAATTATCAATTGATTATTTAATTAATAAATATAATTTAATATTGTATCAATTATCAAATGAATTAAATGATATAAAAATTATAAATTCTAATATTTTTTCAAATACAAATAAATTTGATTATAAATCTTATTTTATTGGTAATTATATTTATTCTTACGAATGTTCTAAAATTATTGCTAATTTTATGTTAGGATTAATACATAACCATTCGGGAAATTCAATACGATTAATTATATTAGATTTAGATAATACATTATGGAAAGGAATTGTTGGAGAAGATGGAATATTTGGAATACAAATTGGTGAAACATATCCAGGTAATTGTTTTACTTATTTTCAAAAAGTATTAAAATCATTAACTAAAATGGGAATTTCACTGGCAATATGTAGTAAAAATGACGAGAATATAGTAAAAGATTTATTTAATAAAAGAAATGATATGATATTAAAATACGATGATTTTATTTCAAAAAAAATAAATTGGATAAATAAATCAGAAAATATATTAGATATATCTAAAGAAATAGGTTTAGGACTAAAAAATATTTTATTTATTGATGATAATCCAATAGAAAGAGAAGAAGTAAAAAAAATATTACCTGATATAAATATATTAAATATTGATATTAATTATCCTGAAAATTATAGTAATATATTACTAGAATATAATAAAATAGTAGTTGATAAAATATTAAAAGAAGATTTAAAAAGAGATGAAAATTATAAAAAAAACAATGAATTTAATAATTTAAAAATAAATGTAGATAATATTAATGATTTTTATAAATCTTTAAAATCAAAAGTTTATCTATATTCTTTATCCGAAAAAAATATAGATAGATGTGAATCCTTAATAAAAAAAACAAATCAATTTAATTTAACTACAGTCCGCCTAAATAAAAATGAGATTATTAAAATGAATGAATCCAATTATGATTTTTATGTAATAGGTTATGAAAATATTTATTTTGAATATGAAAATGTGGGAGTTTTAATTTATGATAATATAAATAATGAAATATATAATTATATTTTATCTTGCAGAGTTATTGGAAAGGGTATTGAAGAAGATATTTTAATATTCTTTATTCATCAATTAAAACAAAAAAATATAAATAAAATAACAGGAAAAATAATACCTACAGATAGAAATATACCAGTCAGAAATATTTATTCTAATTTAGAATTTAAAGAGAATAAAAATAATTATGAATTATTTCTTTTAAACTTTAATAAAGAAATTAAAAATACTGAAATTTTTTTTGAAAAACAAAAAAATAAAATACTTATTGAAAAAAAAGATAATGAAAAAAATAAAATTTTGATAAATAATAAAATTGATTTGAAACAAAATGAATTAATAATTGATAAAATATATTTAATATTAAAAGAAATTACATATTTTCAACCCGAATTAGACATGATTATTAATGATTATGAAGATTGTGATTCATTAAAAACAATCTTATTTATTAAAAAAATAGAGCAAGAATTTAAGATTCAAATTCCAAATAATTATTTTCAAACATCAATAAATAAAATTGTTTCTATAATTTTAAATTTATAATTAAAAAATTATATATATGATTTATCTATAGTCTATTTCATATTTTTCTATCAATTCTTTGCTTGGTTTTTCAACTTTCTTTTTTTTTAAGATACACATTCTACTTTCTTTATTTTCACATTCATCAACAATTTCAAAATAATTTAAACATTCGTGAAACCATTCCCTATATTTAAAATCATCAAACATAATAATACATTTATCGCTAATATATTCAAATAATTTTAAACAACAAGCAACCCTAAATCTTCCATCAATTAATATTAAATCTATTTTATTAAAATCATTTAAATCAATTTTTAAAAAAGAATCACTATAATTTGCCCATTGTTTTTTTTTTTGTTCATTGGCAGGTAATACAGGAAGAATACTACCAGCAGGTGGTGTATTATCTGGTCTTCCATAAGTATTAGGACTTGAATTAATATCTACATAAATTAAATTTTTAATTTTTTGTCCTAAACTCTCTTCTATTTTATTAGTCCAATATAAATCACTTTCAATAACATATATATTTTTTTGATTATATTGTTTCATAAATACATAAGTTGATCCTCCACTTCCAAATTCTAAATATGAATCAGAATCTTTTATATACTTATTAAATCTTTCAAAGTCTATATCTGAAAAATCAGGTTTCATATATATATTATATAATATTATATTTTTTTTATATTAATTAATATTTTTTAAATTAATTTCTTCAATCATTTTTGAAACATTGAATTCTGTAGGAAGTGGTCCATCGTATTTAATACATGGTTTTAGTGACCCTGGATGTACTAAATCTACATATTTTTTATTTTCTTTTAAATATTTTAAATATTTATCTGTCCACTCTTTTTCTAAATGTTTAGAAGTTGTTAATTTATTTTGTAAATGAAGTTTCAAACAACATCTTTTATATCCTATAAAACTAAAATGATAAAGATATTCATCATCTATTAATTTAGTTTTTCCGTATGTTTTCCAATTACAATGTCCATATATCTTTCCTTTAGTATGTTTACAAATTCTTGATGGAAATAATTTTAAATTACCATATTCATTAATTAAATTATATTGATTGAAAATAAAATTTTTCCACATTAATTCAATACTAACTAAATCTTTATCTTTTTTAAATTCATTTTCAACTTTAGCAAATAAACTTGAATTAAAAGTTTCGTCTAAATCAGTACCCCATACAAAGTCAATATCATCATTTATTTTCTGTGAAGCATAAGAAAACATTTTTTGCTTATCAATCATAGAATATCCATTATAATTTTTAATTTCTTCTTTTTTATTTTTATAATCTGTTAATAATGTAATTTTATTTTGATGATCATTAAAATTTTTTATAAATTCTATACTACCATCTGTTGAATTTGAATTATTCTTAATATCATAATCAACAAATATAATTTGAGAAAAATACTTATAATAATAAGGTAATAAATGTTTTATAAAAATATATTCATTATAAATTAAACTTATAACACAATGATTCATTTTTTATATTTTTATTTAATATATTAATAAAATAAATAAAACGATAATATAATAATAAAAATATAATTGTAATATTATAATGAATAAAATTGGTATTATAGGAATTGGATTTGTAGGAAATGCTATTAAAACTTTTTTTAATAAAAAAAATACAGATGTATATTGTTATGATAAATATATTGAAAAATATAATAATTTTAATAATATATTAAATACTGAAATATTATTTTTATGCCTTCCTACTTTATATTTAGAAAATGAAAAAGAATATGATAAATACCCATTAGAAGAAAATATAAAATTATTATCTGAAAATCATTATAATGGAATCATACTTATAAAATCTACAATTGAACCGACGACAACGAAATATTTTAATGATAAATATAATAATTTACAAATAATTCATAATCCTGAATTCTTATCTGCGAAAACAGCTATAAAAGATTTTGAAAATCAGAATCATATTATAATAGGATTTACGGATAAATCAAAATCTAAGGAAAAAGAAATCATAAATTTTTTTAAATTTTATTTTCCTCATTCTGAAATTACAATTTCTAATTCTAATGAAAGCGAAACAATTAAGATATGTTGTAATTCTTTTTATTGCGTGAAAATACAGTTTTTCAATGAAATATATGATTTATGTAACAAAATAGATATAGATTATAATGTTGTAAAGGATTCTATGATTAAAAATGGATGGATAAATAAAATGCACACTTCTGTTCCAGGTTCTGATGGTAAATTATCTTACGCTGGAGCTTGTTTTCCAAAAGATACAAATGCACTATTAGAATTTATGAAAAAAAATAATATTATACATGATGTTTTAGAATCTACTATTATTGAAAGAAATAATATTCGTCAATAAAATACATATAAAAATATATAAATTCTATAAAATATGAAAAAGATTATCCAAAATATATTAATATAAAAAAATTAATTAAAGATTTAAATTAATTAAAATTTATTATTATTTTTATTATTATATATAAATTAAATGATAAATATTTATAACCCAGAAATTAAAAAATATATAAAATCAGCTATAAATGCTATTGAAGAAGGCTGGATCTCAAATCATGGTAAATATATTGAATTAGCGAATAACAAATTAAAACAAATTATAAAATCCAAATATTCCATATTAATGTCAAATGGAACTTGCTCTACACATTGTTTATTTTTATCTTTAAAATTTAAATACCCTAATATAAATAAAATTTATGTTCCAAATAATTGTTATGTAGCAGCATGGAATGCAGCATTAATGGTATATAATATAAATCAATTAGAAGTAATGAAAATGAATATTGATACATGGAATATTTTTACAGATGAAATTTATATAAAATCTTTGAAAGAAAATAGTGCAGTATTAATAGTACATAATCTTGGTAATATAATAAATGTTCTAAGATTAAAAAGAATTCGTCCAGATTTAATATTTATTGAAGATAATTGTGAAGGAATGTTTGGTAAATATGAAGACATATTTAGTGGAATGTCTGAATCATCATTATGTTCATCATGTTCTTTTTATGGTAATAAAATTATTACAACAGGTGAAGGTGGTGCTTTTTTTACTCAAGATGAAGAAGTTTATAATTATATTAAATCTGTTTATAGTCAAGGAATGTCAGAAACTAAATATTTACATAATTTACATGCATATAATTATCGAATGACAAATATACAAGCTGGATTTTTATATGAACAATTAAATAATATAGATAATATTCTACAAAATAAAAATAAAATATTTAAAAACTATGACTTATTTTTACAAAATTTAGTTGAATTAAATAAAGTTCAATTAATAAAAAATGAAGAAAATACAATAAACGCACCTTGGATTTATGCTTTACACATTATTAATAATAATAAAACCATAGAAGAAACAATTCTATTTTTTAAAAATAATAATATTGATATAAGACCATTTTTTTACCCAATAAATTCACATAAACATTTAAAGTATATTAAAAATGATGATGAAGTATCATATTCATTAAATAAAAATATTATAATGATACCATCATCTCCGTCTATTACAGAAGAGGAACAAAAACAAGTTGTTGATGTTATTGATAAGTTTATAAACAATTAATTTCAATTAATATTTTTATATAATTCTGATATAGAATTTATAGTTATATAATTTGAATCTTTTATAAGAGTTGCACCTGGATGAGGTGGAAAATACATAGCTCTCACAAATAATTCTTTTTGTCTTTTATTCCATTCATTATCAATTATTCCATTATAAGGAACTTCTCTTTTATAATAACTTCCAGATTCTATTTGTTTTTCACCTTGATATTTTTCTTTAATTAATTCAAATAATTTTGGTAATTTGTTTATGCCTATTGTCATTAATTTATGAAATAATGAAAACGCAGTATCATTTTCACAAATATTTATTTTTTCTTGTATTAAAATATTTCCTTTATCAACATCACTAGTTAATATATGATAAGTTATACCAGTTTCTTTTTCATCATTTATTAATGCCCATACACTAGAAAAACAACCTTTATAATATGGTAATAAAGATGGATGTAAATTTATTTTCATACCATCAAAACAATTAATAATATTTTCTTTAATAATATTTCTATAATGAATAGAAAGTAGTAGTCCTTTTTTTCCACTTAAAACATTCTCACAATTATTAATTGAAGTTGTATAGAAATTGAAATTCATATTTTTTATAAAATCTAATAATAAATCATTATTTTTTGTATGAGTAAAAATTATTATTTCTGTATAATTAAAAAATTCTTTTAATAAAATATAATTTAAACATTCATAGCCAGCTCTTCCATATATACATAATATTAATGTGTTCATAATATAAATGTATATATATTTTTATATCTAAAAAAATAATTATATATAAAAATTAATTATATCATTATCAATATTCATTATATCATATATTTCATCAATAAGATAATGATTTTTATCAAATATATATTCTTGTTTTAAATTAATGTCTTTTAATTCTATATTATATTTTATTGTATTATCATAATAAAACGTATTTTTTATTTCTTCTATATTGTTTAATGATTCTATTATAATTTCATCGTAAATAAATGAAAAATATTTAATTGGCTTTAAAAATAAAGATATACATTCCACATTACAATTTAATTTAATAAATAATCTATTTATTTTATAACTTTTTTGTTCTTTTATTTCTGAATTTGATATTAAATTAATTTTATTTTTAATACGAAAACGAATGTCATTACTATCAATACATTCACGACATAATTTTGTATAATCTTCATCACTAATATTTCCATCTCTTAATATATCCATTTGATCCCAAATAAGTAAATTTACTTTTTTCATAGTACAATATAATTCATTGTATTCTTCAATAAATATCTTTAATTTTTCATATAAAATATCGTATTCTTTTTGAACATCTATCTTTCGTTTATCTAAAATTTTTTCACATTTTATATCTAAAATTGTTAATTTATCAATACCTTCTCCAAGTGATACTGGAAGACTAAGATGCATATAATAATATATAATATTTTATTTATTTTTTATAAACCAATTTTTAAAACTTTTATGATAATCAATATAATTTAAATTTGTATAAACAATTTTTTCTTTTACATTTTCTAAATTTAGATATACACATAAACAACTAAAACTACTATCTATCATAATAATTTTTTCTGCTCTTTCTAATATTGTACAATAATCTAATAAATTATCTGAAATTAAATCTGTATTCCAAAGATTATAAAATTTATGATTTTTATGATTTCTATAAAAATTTATATTTGGATGAAAAATAGGTATTTCATTATTTATAATATTTTCATTTAATAAACTTTGTCTTCCAGCATGTTTATAATTAACTGATAAATGATCTTGTGCAAATATATATTTTTCACCATAAATTTTTTTTATTTTTTCATAAAAATCTATTTCTTTTTTATAATTTCTATTAATATCTGTATATTTATATCTTATTTCATATGGTAAATTAACCTGGGCATAAAATTTTTTCCAAAATTCACCATACTTATTTAATTTATCCCATTCATCAATAATTTTACAATCCTCACTAAATGAATTACCACTTTTTATTATATCAAAATCTTTTAATTTTGGTAAAAATTTATTAATATAACTTAAAGGTGCTGCATAATGTAATTCTATTTTATTATGTTCAATTTTAGGAATTACAGTAATAATAATATTTTTATTTTTATATAATTGTTTAATAAATTTTTCGTTCCTTTCTAAACAAAATATATATATATATTTATAAAGTTTAGAATAATGACATATACATGCATACATTGTTAAACAATCTCCTGTTGATAAATGAAATAATATAAAACAATTATCTTTCATATTATTATAATTATATATAATTTAAAAATATATAATTAATTAAATTTAATAATTCAATATAATAATTATTTTTAAATAAATTAATATTTTTATCAATTAAATATTTTAAATTTTCATCAATTTCATCAATATTATTTATTAATTTTATTAATAATTTATTATTTTCATAATTTAACTCATAATTTAAATTCATTATATTTTTTATGATTTTATTTATTATACTTTCATTTTGAATAATAAAATTACACTCCAAATTTGTATTAAATTCATAAAATTGTATTACTATATCTGCACTTTCTTTTTGTTGTATTATATATTCATTATAATCTTTTTCTCTTGATTCAATCTGTTTTAATACTTTATCTAAACTATATCCTCTTTCATTAACATCTCTTTCTATTTTCCATTTTTTTATTAATTCTCTATCAGTATCCAAAAATATTTTTAAATTTAATAATTCATTCATATTAGATTGATATAATGTATGAAGACCACATAAAACTAAATTTTTTTTATTTTCTATTTTTTGTTTTTGTGTAAATTTTCCCATTGAATGATCATAATCTACTTGAAAAATATCTTGTCCAATTTTATATTGAAATATATCTTCACTCATTCGTTCTAAATGATTAGCATATGGATTTAAGTGAGTATATTTCTGATAATTTTCATTTCCTCTTTCCCATTTATGGTATCTATCTGTTTCTAAAATACATGCTTCTTTCTCAAATAATAAATTCAATATTTTTGATAATGTAGTTTTACCTGAACCAGAATCTCCATTAATCGCAATAATATTACATTCGGATAAAATTAATTTGTATTGAATATCAATTAATTCATAATTTATTTTATTTTCTTTTAAATATTTATATAAATTAATATCAAAATAATTTTTATTATTTTGATTAAAATTATGTAAATCTTGTAATCTTAATAATTGATTAAAATCTTTTGTAATTATTAAATTATCATTTATTCTATTTTCATTTGTTGTATATGGATTTAGATGATTATTACAAAAATAAATTTCATCTTTATTAATTATATTTAAATTTATAGAACCAATAATTAAATCACTCCTACATATTATATATAAATCATATTTATCATGTATTAATTTTATAGAATGTATAATTTTATTGCTATAATTTTCACTATTTCTAAAATCATTATAATTATAATCTTTTATTATTAATTTTTTTATAATTTTTGGATTTCGTATTTCCTTATTTATATTATTAATATATTCTTTATCAGTACTTTTACTTAATACTACTATATAATCAATATTATATCCATTAAAAATTTTATTAAAATTTTCTATGACTAAAGATAAAGATCTATTTAGACCGCAAATACAAATGCATATATTATTCATTAAATTATAGAAATATTTTTAATTAAATTTTGATAATTAAAATTATAAGGTGAATTTAATCCTTCATCTAATATTTCAAATTCATTTTCATTGAAAAAAATATTTTCAAATTTAATTTGATTATTAAATCCTGCTACATCATTATTGGATAATGCTATTTTATATTGATTATTTTCAAAATCTATAATTTCTCCAATTTTATTCATATGATTACTTTTTATATTTATTATTTTAACTCTTATATAAAATGAATATTTACTATTTTCTTTTTTATAAACATCTGTTTCATTAAAATATTCTATATCTGTGTTTTCTAAACTAAATTTGAAACGATAATTTATATCAAAAAAATAAGGTGATATTATTACATAAGATTTCGTCTCTTTTTTTGAAAATAATAAATTTGCCATTCCACCACCAATTGATCCACATATTTTTTCCACATTTGAAAATAAATATATTTTTTCATCACTATTTAAATTTTCTGCAAATATTTCTTCAAATTCATATTTTTTTAATTGTTCAACTAATTCAGTTTCATTTATCATTTTTCTTCTTGAAGTATAATCAGTACCTATATTAGATTTATCTTTATTTAACCATGTTCTTCTTGATATATAAATATTTTTTAAATTCTTATATTTATTATCAACATTATATAAATCAATATTATTTTTTAACATATCATATATTATAAATATTTCTTTTCTTGGAGGATTATTAGATAATCCTCCATGTGTTAATGACGTCGAAATAATTATGTTTTTGTAAATATTATTTTTATGATGAATAATAATATCTTCTTGTTTCACTAATTTATATAAAAAATCAGTATTAAATCTATAAAATTCATTTTTGTCTTTATTTGGATAATTTACTAATAATTTTAAATCATTATATTTTTTCTTTAACTCCAAATATGTATATAAATAAGGCAATGTATCATAAAGAAAATGATAATAATTATCAAAATTATAAATAAAGAAAAATACATTTTCTTCCAATACATTTTTATTTTCTATTTTTACAATTTCATCATGATACATATTATTGTCATAAAATGATTCTTTATTTAATGACATTACTTTTTCATCATATGGATTAATAATTTCTTTGTCTTGATTTAATAACAATATATTAGGATAAAAAAAATTTCTTCCAATAATTTGTATATTTGTTAATTTTTGATAACCTATTATTCGTTCATTTTCATCTTTTTCTTTAAGTATTATTAAATTATTATTTTTAAATTTTTGAATATTCATATAATTTGTTTATCTTAATTTTTATTATTGTTTTACAAATTATATGTTTAATCATTTAATATTTGATTTGGATAATACACTATATAATTATTCATTATGTAATAAAAATGCGTTACTTACAGTTTTTGAATATATTTCACATAATTTTAATATTCAATTAGAAAAAATAAAAACATTATTCGATAAATTAAAAAATAAATATCACAATACTGTATTTCATCAAGCATCGTCACATAATAAATGTATTCAAATTAAAAAATTATTAGAATATTTAAATTTACCTATTGAAGAATCATGTACTTTGTATGATTTATATATAGAAGAATTTAATAAACATCTTACATTGTTTGAAAATGTTGAAGATTTTTTTATATTGTGTCAAAAAAATAATATAACTTGCTATATTTTAACAAATAATATATGTTATGAACAAATAAATAGATTGAAAAAATTAAATATATGTAAGTATTTTAAAAAAATATATACCAGTGAAGAATTTGGAATTGAAAAACCAGATTCCAAATTATTTTATTCTATTTTACAAGAAAATAATATTAATATGAATGAAGTTGCTATGATTGGAGATTCATTTGAAAATGATATTCAAAGTGTAAATTTATTAGGAATGTATGGATTTTGGTTTCATGAATCTAAATTAAAATTTAATAAAGATTATTGTGAATTTAATCATTTTAAACAATTAACTGATTTCTTTCATAATTATTATATTGAAACAAATAAATTTATTGAATTATCAAAATATTGTGGTGAAAGATATGATTTAGTACAAGCTGGTGGTGGAAATATTTCATTTAAAATTAATAATTTACTATTTATTAAATCTTCAGGTTGTTTATTATCTGATATGGATACTAATAAAAATTATGTTTGTTTAGATAAAAATAATATAGTAAATAATTTAACAAATATTCAAAATGAAAATAAAAAAATTCGTGAAAAAGAAGCAAAACAATTATGCGATGATTCTATATTATTTTTAAAAAATTATAAACCATCCATTGAAACAACCATGCACAGTTTAACAAAGAAATATACAGTACACTTACATCCATTACAATTCTTAAAAATATGTGGTTTAGAAAATTGTAATGATTTATTAAATGAAAAATTTAATAATTTTTGCTTTATAGATTATTTTACACCTGGGATTGATGTTGCTTTGGAATTAAAAAAAATATATAAAAATGAAGAATTAATATTTTTAAAAAATCATGGTATTGTTTTGACATCAGATACTATTGATGATTTATATAATTTATTGAATAAAACAATAGATCAATTAGAAGATATTATAAATATTAAATTTAATAATTATAAATATACTAATTACATTACAAAATTAATGAATAAAATTACAAATAAATTTACTATTTCATATTTATCTATGGATTTAATAATCAAAGAATTATATAATGATACCATAAATTTAAAACCATACTTTCCAGATAAATTAGTTTATTGTGGAATTGATATTGTTTATCTAAATAATAATTTTGAAGAAGATTTATCAAATATTCAACAATATAAAAATAAATATAATGAAATACCTAAACTATTTTTATGTAAAAATAATATATATATAAATTCAAATTCAATCAAAAAATGCATTGAAATTGAATCATTATTAAAAAGTCATTTAATATGTTATGATAAAAAAAATAAAATATTAAGTCAAAAAGAAAATAATTATTTAAATAACTGGGATGCTGAAAAATATAGGAAATTAATTTAAATTTATATATTTTTTCCATTTCTCTAAAGTTTCTTCTTCATGTTTTTTTCCTATTTTTTTTAATATACTCTTTTGTTTATTAAAATCTAATGTATTTATTTTTTTCTTTAAATCTTTCCATGAATCAAAATAAATTAATGCTTCTTCAAATTCATTACAATACCATTCTGATAAATGGAGAACATCTTCTCTTAAAGGAGGACTCCAGAAAAATCCATCTTTTTTTAACCCATCAATATCTGTATGAATGAAATATTTTAAAAATTTTTTTGATGGAATAAAAAATACTATTCCTAATTGAATAGCCTCTAATAAAGCTAAATTTGACCATGCATAGGGTATATGGATAACTCCAGCAAACTCAGCTAAATCTTTTGGACCATTATATCTCCCATTAAATACTTTAATACCCAAAGATTCAACTTTTGATTTTAAATCCATCATTAAGTTATCATTATGATAAGGTCCAATGATAAAAGTATTTTCTTTATCTTCTACAATTGTTGATGTATAAGTGTTATAAACATCTCCAATTTGTCCAATAGGTTTAATACACTCATTTCCAATATCTAATTTTCTAATATGATTCGCATAATAAGTTTCAAAAGGAGTATAACCAATTATACTTACATTGGATCTATTTTTAACATCATTTATTAAATTATAATATTCTTTATCAGGAAATCCAATTTTTTCAGCATCGGGTTGATGTGCATAATCAAAACGATTACATATCCAAATAATTAATTTTTTTTGAAAATTATTTTGTAAAAATATTCTACTTAATGGTGCTGTATCTGATGTAATAATAATGTCAAAACTATTATAATAATCTTTATTTTTCTCCCAATTATTTAATGCTCTTTCATGAGTGATATTATAAACATCTCCGCCTTTTATATTATCATCACTATATGCTATAAATTCTAATTTAAAATTTAATTTTTTACTTATATATTCTAAATCATTTTGACATCCTTTATGAAAACTAATGTGTAAAACTTTTAACATTTATATATAATAAATAAATAATTTTAAATTTTAAATTAATTTTAATATATAAAATATATGAATTCTAAATTTTATTATGAAAATAAAGAAAATATAAAAAGAGTGAAATATGAAAATATATATTTCTTTAATAATGAATTTTATTTTTTAACTTTAGATAAAAATATTCAATTACAAGAAGTAAAATTATTAGGGGGGCCAGAACATTCTGGTTGTATTCATAAAAATGAATATATATTTAAACCAAATATCAAATTTTTTAATAATGAAAAAGAAATAAATAATTTTTTATATAAAGAAATCATTGAAATAAAAGGAATTAGTAATTATTTTTCACATTATTATGAACATAATATTGGACATGGATTATTTGATGCTTTATATCCTTCTTTTTTGACATTACACAATTTTTTTAATGAAAATAATAATTATACAAATTTAATAAATCTTCTTCATGTTCCAGGTTGGGTTTGTCCTATGAAATGTACAAAAGATTGGGTATTACAAATTATGGAAAAATTTAGTGGAAATAAAAATTTACTAAAAAATAATTTAGATAAAAATAAAATTTATAAATTTGAAGTATTAATAGCTGGTTCCGGGTATTGTGGATATTCAACAATTAATAAAAAATATATTACACCTGGAAAAGACTTTAATTCATTAAGTTTATTTCGTAATCGATTTTATAATAAATACAATATACAAAGGAAAAATACATATGAAAGAAATAAAATAATTATTATAGAAAGTGAAAGGTATTCAATTCAAGAAAAAAATATTTTATTAGAAATAAAAAAAAAATTAAATAGTGAAAATTTTAATTGTGAATTTATTAATTGGAAAAATTATGTTAATTTTAAAGAACAACTAGAATTGTTGAATAATTCATATATGCATATAAGTTCATCAGGTACTTCAATGATGAATTTTGTATTTTTAAATGAAAAAAGTGTTCATATAAATTTAGGAACTAATAATTATCAAGATTGTTATCAAATTAAAAATAATGAAGAAAGATTATTATTAATGGATATTCCTATATCTTTATTATCGAATGATATTTATATTGATTATTATAATATTTTTGTACATAAAAAAATATTATTTAAAGAAGTTTATAATATTATCCTAAAAAATATTAAATATTACAATACATATTTAAAAAATACAAATGTATTTAATGTTAATATTAAAATTCCTAATTTTGTAAAAGTTTGGCAAGATTTTTGTTTAAGTGATATCTATAATGATTTAAGAGATAAGAATAATATAAATGAAATTATTATGGGAATGAATAATGATATTAATAATGGACTTGTATCAGTAAGATGGATTGAAATGATAAGTTTAAATTATTCTCCTTTTAATGAAAAATATAATTTTATATCACCCAAAAATTCAAAATTATTAGATATAATAAAAAAAAAGTATGATTGTATATTATGAATTTAGGTCCTGGACATATACATGGTATGTGTTTAATTAATAATGATAATAAAATAATATAATATATAATATATAATATGTTAATTACTTTATTTGGTACATGTAGATTAAATAAAATATCCAATCATAATAATTTAAATAATCTTATTAATTATACTCATACTACAAAAGAAGTTATACAATTTATTAAATTTTTAAAAAATGAATTATATATCCACCACCATATAATAAATTATGTTTTAGAACTGCTATATGTCAAAATAAATTTATCGAATATGATAATAAATACAATAAACTTTTTTCTGATACAGATATATTTATTATTGAAATATGTTCTAATAAAAATTACATTCATAAAGATTTTTATTTACATCATTTATGTGTAGATAAAAATCTTAATGAATTTAATTCTGTAACTCCTCTCGAAATTAAAAATAATTATATAATTGAAAAACAAAGTGATGAAGAAATTGAAAATGATATTTTAGAAATATTAAAAATGTTATATCCTAAAAAAATTATTATTGTTTCACATTACAATTCAAAACTAAATAGTGAATATATAATTTCAAGAAATAATTTAATAAATTTATTGAATAATATTTGTCAAAAATATAATATTCCTTTTATTAATCCAACAGATGTATTAGCTAATTTTACTCAAGAACAAATTATGACACGTGATCTACGCCATTATACTGAGTTAGGATTAAATGAATTCTCTCATTATATTAATAATTTTTTAAAAATATAAATATTTAAAGAAAAAAATTATTAATTAAATTTAATATACTTTAGATTACCATCTTCTATTTTATTTGGTATATAATCTAACTCTAATTCTAAAAAATTATATAACATTTCAAAATATATTTCTTTTAAAAATAACATTGTTTCATAATTCCATATAAAATATTTTTCTTTTTTTATTATGTCTCCTATAATTTTCTTACATTTTTTAGAGTTATCTTGATTTTGTAGATCTGTTCTATTGAATCTATTAGAATTTGTAATGTTTGTAATTATGTTATATCTTGTTGTAATTATGAAGTATATGTCATCATTTTTATATTTTTTTTTTAAATCATCTAATTCTGTAAAATAATCTACCGTATTACAAGGTTGCGTTCTATGAAATAAAATTATTTCTTGATTATTAAATATTATTTTTTCATTAATATTATCAGAACTTAAACCAGAACCACTCCAATCAAATCTGTTAGTAATACCATTATACAATGTTCTGGATAAAAAAGTAGATCCGGTTCCTTCACGACCTGTTATAATTATTATTTTTCTTTTCATTTATATATATTATTTATAAATTAATAAATTAATAAATTAATACAAATTAATAAATAATAATAAATTTTTATTTGTCATATCAAGAGGTTCTGTATTCATATTAATATAAGGTGTTATTTTTTCTTGCTCTGCTATTTGTAAATACCATCCTAATAATGAAAAATGTGATATACTCATTGTTGATATATAACCTTGGCATTTACTTATAAAATATAAATCATACAAAGCTGTATCTACAATAAATGGTATTTTATCAGGATTATTTGAGCAATTTACTTCTAAATCAATTAATGATGAAACTGAATCACCTTTTAATCTAAAGAAATCTTCTCTTTTTATAGGTAAATATAATAATTTCCATTTTGGTCTTATATTTTTTATTTTATCAATTTCTTCATTGCTATCTGTAGAAATATAAATATAATTATAATTATTTTTTTCCATCATTATATCTATTTTATCAATATATTGTTCTAAAGTAAAATATGGTCTATCACTTATTGTACCTTCTTTATTACATGTTTCACCTCTTCTAATTTGAACTGCTAATATTTTTGAATTTAAA